AGATTCTATTGTTAGTTTTTGTAACTCCGTTATATTTTCAATAAACCAATTTTTTCCCAACATAATTTTAAGGTATTCTTTATTTCTTTCTAATCGATTAACTTCTTTTTCTGTTAATGACGATTTTAAATTATATTCATTAATAAGTGTAACACTGTCAAAAGTTGCCAATATAATTTTTTCTATTTTTTTTTGTTCCATATATTAAAAAGTTGTTAACCCACTTCTTTTCCATCCAGCAGAAGTTTTAATATAAATAAAATTGTCATCCCAAGAAAAATTACCAATATCACCATTAACATCTGTAGTTCCAGAGGGTGTATATGGTGTTCTTAACCTTAATTGTTCATAACCGTTTATTGAATAAACATCTAATTTTGATGTTGGTAAAGATGTCCCAATACCTACATCGGCCCCATTACCTAAAATAACGGTATTATTTTGTGATAAAAGTGTGGCCGCACCTATTGCCGTAGCATTAATTAAATTAGTTACCGCACAATCACTACCATTACCAATAAAAGTGTTGTCTGTTCCGGATATATTATTATAACCTGCGTTCATACCTATAGCAACGTTACCATCACCATTGGTGTTTAGCACTAAAGAGTAGTTACCTATAGCAACATTGTAAGATCCTACGGTATTACTAACCAAAGAAGAATAACCAAAAGCGTTATTATCATCACCATTAGTGTTAGTGTATAGTGATAAAGTACCTATAGCAGTATTATAATCCCCGTCGTTATTGAGTAAACTTTGTGTACCTATGCCAATATTAGTCGTACCAACAATATTATTACTTAGAGTTTCGACACCTATAGCAATATTATCACTACTATTATTAGTCAGTAAAGAGTCCGAACCTATCGCCACATTATTACTACCTAAAGTGTTGTCTCTCAAACTACGATAACCAAAAGCTGAATTATAATCACCAGTAGTATTTGACATTAAACTTTCTTTACCCATTGCGGTTAAGTATTGGCCAGTTGTGTTTACAGATAAACTATCTTTACCCACAACAGTGTTACTAACCCAACCTGTCTCACCTCTACCAATTTTTATAGAGTTGACAATCATGTCGTTTACAGTGCTTAAAAGACCTTTAATACATATATCAGATAAACAACTACCACTTGTGGTACCAGTAAAAGGGGGTACCCAAATTACATTACCTTCAGAATCTATTGATCCTAGATAGTAACCCGTAACATCAACAGTTGTTGTGCCTGTACTACCACTTATTAAAACTAATGGTGGTTCTATTTTTAATCCAGAAACGTTTCCGTAATTTATATAACCTGAAGTGCCGGCTAAAGTATATAATGTACTAGCCGTTGTTGTTCCAGTAAAATCTAATATTGGACCTAAAATAATAAGTTGTCCAGTCTGATTTATATTTGTGTTACCCGATAATGTAATCGAAGTCCCTTCATATTGGACTTGTTGACGATCTTCAAAATTAGGTCTTGTAAAAAAAGGCATATTATATAACTGTCATTCCTAAAGGTCTGTATTGTAATGCTTTATTTAACTGTTCAGCTTCAGTTGCTTTACGTGTTAACATATTATCAGGACGTAATCTTTCTAACCTTTCTTTTAACCTTTCCATTAAAGCGGTCTTATCCTCTTTTGATTCTGACAGTAAAGATTCATAATCCATAGTTACTTCTGAGTCTGTCACACCGATTACCCCACCGAATTTTCCACGAACTCTACCTAAAGTTTCTTTACATAAAGCTGTAAAATAATCCCTAACCCATTGTTTTGAGGGTGTATTTAATTCGGTAAAATTAACAACATCTACAGGAACATCTGAAGGTAATTTCACAATATCTTTATTCGCGTTTAAACAATTAATCCTATCTTCTGCCGAAGTAGTTTCATAATACCAATACCAAACTTTACTACCGTCAACGGTTGGGTTGCCAATAAAACCGGCAAAACCTTTTCTTTTTCCTGGAGGTGGCATTAAATGTAATAATCTTGTCCCATTAGGTCCTGCGGTAACTTTATAAGTTAATTCAGAATTAATTAATCTTTGTTTTAAATTGTAATCCGCATTTCTTAAAACAGTATCATAAGATGGTGTCATATAAAATCCACCATAACCAAAACCACCGCCTGAGCCATAAGGAACTTGTCCGTATCCGGCACCAAAACCATAATCACCACCGTAACCAATGTTAAATCTAGCTAAATCGACGGTTGGTGGTTGGAAGTATAGTACTTCATTAAGTTCTCTACCCGCAGGTATAACATAAACTTGTTGTCCTGTACGAACTGTAATATAATCTTGTTTTAACTCCCAAGGACCTCTTGCTTGTAAACCAACAATTTTAGAGTAAGCGTAAGTAAAAGAATCTTCATAATCTTGTCCTCTTGTTGTTAAAGCTTTGGCTAAATCACCAGTGTTTAAATCTAAACCATCTAATGATGACCATTTTTCCTCAATTAACCATTCATTAATAAAAGATGAATGATCCTCGATTGCTATCTCTAACAATGTACATAACTGTTCATCAGATAATTCAATTTTTCTTAGTGGAGCACCAAGACGGTGACGAACCTGACGGAACAATTTTTCTTTTTCGGCAGTCTCTATTACTAAACTCATGAATGTTTTATTTAATAAATATCATAAAAACATTAAACCTTAATATATTCGGTTACTTTTTAAGCAAGGAAGAAACTAAATCTTGCATAATATCAACAGATTCTATTTTTTCACCCATAACAGTTGAAATAATTTCTTTTTTCTTCTGGAGAGTTTCATAAATTCTTTCTTCTATTGTGTCATTAAAAATAGGGTAATATATGTTAACTGTTTTATCTTGGCCTATACGAAAATTTCTATCCTCTGCCTGCTGGTGGTTTGACGGGACAAAATCTAAATCATGAAATATAGTTGTATCTGAAGCTGTTAACGTAATAGCAGAACCAGCTGAAATAATATTACCGATAAAAACTCTAATGTTAGGGTTATTTTGAAATTGGTCTATAGATTTTTGTTTTTCTTTATCTGACATTTCACCATTATGACAAACAGCCAAGTCACCAAATACTTTTTTAAGTTCCTTTAAAGAATCGGTAAAAACGGTAAAAATAATAATTTTCTTTTCTTCAGATTGTTCTAAAAAATTATGAACCATATCTACTGTCATTGGGACTTTTTCTTTGGAAATAAATTTTCTAAGAACCCCCATTTCTACCATTTGTCGACCAACCCCTAACTTTTTACCTTCTAGTTCTAACCAAAATAAATAGTCATCAAAAGCTTCTTTATAACCTTTACGATTTTCTAAATCCAAATAAAAAGGTGATACTATTTTTGGTGGTAAATTTAAATGATCCTCTTTTTTTCTACGAAGAATATAATTTTTAGTCTTTTGGTGTAGTTCTTCTAAATTAGAAGCACCATCTGTTAACCAAATTCTTTTAACCTTGCCTGATTTAAGTTTTTTATTAAAAGATTTTGCTGCACAATATCTATAAGCAAAGTGTTGGAAGTTGTCTGCTACAGGAATTTTACATACCTTTAATAAGTTGTAATAATCCATTGGTCTATTAGCGATAGGTGTGCCAGTTAATAACCAAACTTTTTCTATGTTTTCAGAAATTTGTGACACAACTTTACCACGTATTGATCCTTTGTTTTTAATCATGTGAGCCTCATCAACAATTAATAAATCAAATTTTTCTTCGTTGATGTAACTTTTAGGTTCGGTTTTTTTTCTTTTATCCTCTATTTCATGAAATCTATTAAGAATATCGTAATTAATAATTGTAAAAAATTTAGGTTGCCAAAAACCCGATTTCACAATCGTAACATATTCCTCACCAATAAAATTGGTTATTTCTCGAAACCAATTAATTTTAGCATTTGCTGGACAAATGACTAATATTTTTTCCGCTCCAGATAATAAAGCGGTTGCTATTGATGTTGCAGTTTTTCCAAGACCCATATCGTCAGATAAAATGGATTTATCTTTACTTAATAAAAATTTAACCGCATTTTCTTGATGTGGGAATAAACTTCTACCTAATTTATTAATTTTATTAACCGAATCGAAATTTACTTCTAAATCTTCGTAGGGTTCATAAAACATATCAGTTAAAATTTGTGTTTTACCGATATGAAATAAAATAGATTCTTTTTGATTTTTATATAACTTACCTTTAACGTGATAGGATTTATCGTTTTCTGACAACAATTGTTCTACAAAAACTTTTTCTGGGACATTTTTTAAATCAAATTTTTCTTTAAATTGTTCACCTTGGTATGGAGTAATTTCAACAACTTTATTTATTTTTGTTGGTTCAATATCATAATTATCTTCTATATATTGAATTTGGTTTGGGGTTAAAACAAAGAAACCCTCATCCTCTAATTTTTTTTTCATTTTAAGGATGTGATCATTCGATCCTTTATAATTACGAATTTTTTCTAAGCTTGTTCTACTCTTTAATTTTGTTAAATCAAACACAATGTGATAAATATATCATTTAAATAAAAAAAATAAATAAAATCATTTTCCATAAGATATTTATTATAAAAGTATATATTATGGCTAAGAAAAAATTCCCAATAAATCGTATGAACAAATTTTATGATGATTTGGATTTTGGTCTTGAAAAAGAAATTGGTAGGGAGTTTTTAGAGGGTGATATTAATGTTTCTGTTGTACTATTTCAGGTTGATAGGACTGAAACACAAGTGGATGCTGTTTATGGTGAAGCTAAAAGTAATGATATAAGATTTAAATCACCAAAAGAGTTAAAGGTTAAATTAATACTAGAGGAAGGTGAAAATAAATCATATTCCGGTGGTATGAATAGATACTTAGATTATGGGAATTTAAAATTCCATATTTTTCAGGATCAATTAGAAGAATTAAAATGTGATATATCATATGGTGATTATATCGGTTATGCTGATAGAGAAGATAATATAAAATACTTTACGGTTAGTAATGATGGTAAGATATTTTCTGATAACGCACATACAAGACTTGGGTACAAGGGTTATTATAGAACAATAACCTGTGTACCTGCAGATATGAACGAATTTAATCCACCTTACTAATGGCAGTACCTAAGAAATTAAAAAAAAGTTTAGAACTACCACTTGTGGATCCTTATGGTGGGCCTAAAAAATATATGACAGATTATAAGTCAGAAAATAAAGGTCCTGTACCTAGGAGTATAGATTTTACTGACTTGGACGCAGGATTTGTTGAATGGGCTAATAAAGAGTTTAATTTTAGTGTAGATGGTGAAAAAGTTCCAATAACTTTTTTAACCGCTCAAAGATGGGCGGAATTCACTAGAACTTGGGAGTCTACTGATAAATATAAAAACATGAAAATACCTTTTGTATCTATTGTTAGAAAACCAGATGCTCAACCAGGTACAAACCCATCTGATTTTAAAATACCTGTTAGAAAACCTTTTACTTATTCCCTTGTCCCAAAATGGGATGGTCATAAAAAAGGTTTTGATGTTTATAAAATACCACAACCTGTAGGTGTTGACTTAACATATACTGTTAGGTTTTTCACATTTAGAATGAATGAGTTAAATACGTTAAATGAAAAAATTTTAACCATATTCACATCAGCACAATCATATACAAACATAAAAGGTCATTATTTTCCGATAATGTTAGAATCGGTTGGTGATGAATCAGTTATTGATAGTTTGGATGAAAAAAGGTTTTATGTCCAAACATATGAAATTAAAATGATGGCTTATATTTTAAATGCTGAAGAATTTACTGTTGAACCAGCAGTTGAAAGGGCTATAGTTAATTTTGAGGTTAACGAAAAAAGACCAAAAGTTGTGAAAAAATTTATAAAGCAAAGTGAAGAGGTTACCTTAGCGGTATTTCAATTCTTACCCGGTTCACCAACATCAATAACATTTCAAAACGATGGCCCTGCGTCTTATATAAGTGTTGATACCGTAAATGTTACTGCAGCTTCATTTAGAGTTAATGGTAGTCTTGTAACTTTTCCATTTTTTATAAACCAAGATGATATAGTTAGTATAAGTATAGTTAGAACAGAGTCTACAGAAATATCTGAATTAATTGTAAGAGGAACAATACCAAATTAAAAAAAATAGATAGTGATTAATAAAGTCTACGTTGTCCAACCAGAAGCCACCCAATCGTCTTTAACAGCCGGAACTTTTACAGTTGTTAGTGATTTAACCGTTGGTGGTAATATTATTAATTGTGGTTCTGGAAGTACAATATATACAGAAAATATTTCGGCTTGTGAAAGTGGTGTTACTATAAACAGTAACATTACCATTTATGAAACCGAAATTATACCAACCTCCGATAATTTAATTAGTGTCGGTTCACCAATTAGAAGATTTAGAAATGTTAATACAGTAAGTGGGACATCCACCGTATGGACGGCAACAGGTATAATTTATACACCCGTCTTAAATTTAGGTCCAGATTCTAGTGGTAATACAAGAGAAATAACGGCTGATAATTCAATAATACAGGATGATACACTTTTAGGTGGTATCTACTAAAAAAAAGTAAATATTAAAAATAATAAGATATTTATAAATAAAAAATAAAAATGGCAATTAGGAAAACAACACACATTTTAAAAAACACGGGTGCCAATAGTACACCTAGTCAATTACCTTCAAGTGGGGTACAGATGGGGGAACCTTTGGTAAACCTTTATGATGGTATACTTTATTTCTCAGGTAATCCGGCTTCAACAAGTTTTACAAATCTTAGTGGTAACACAGGTTATTTTGAAGTGGGTTCTAATCTTTATGATTTAAAATTAAGAAATAAAATTACCCAATACCAAGGTGAATCTGGTGGTAATTTAGTTGGTAAATTTTTATCTGGTACAACCAACGGGTTTGTTTTAGCTGATATTACATCGATTGCTGCATCAACCGATTCTTATACAACAGGAGCAACTTGGTCTTTTACAACCCCTAACGAATTAGTTCTTAATTTAAATCAAGGTAAACCTTCGGTACCGGTAATTATAGACACTTTTAGTAACGTAAATCTTTACGGTACAACAAATGTTAACGGTAATCTAACTGTAACAGGTACCTCATCATTACAAGGGGTTACTGCAACAAATGTTAACGCCAATAATCTTTACGCTTCAAACACTTTAAGTGCTGTTACTGGTAATATCACAACACTTAATACTACCACAGGTAATATAACCACTGTTAACGCTAATGATGTAAATGTAACAGGTACAGAGGTTGTTAATAATTTAACTATTACTGGGACTGGTCTTTATAATACAACATCTACCGGTACAAACCCTTTTGAAATTGTTAACTACACTTCATTAACAGCATTTTCACAAACAAAAGAAGTTTATGTAACAGGTCTTACTTTATCACAGAGTGCGACAACATCAAATAATAATCAAACTTATAATTTAACTTATCGTGGTACGCCGTTAGAAACTACTAATTATACCATAACAGTTAAAGATACATTTGTAACAGGTGGTACTTATGACACTAGTAACGGTACTATCACATTCGTTAAAAATGATTCTACCTCATTCCAAGTTACTGGTATTGACGGTATGGATACGTTTGTTACAGGTGGTACTTCTACGGGATCCACATTATCATCACCAAATGCGACAATAGAATTAACATACAATAGAGATGTTGTTAACAATACATATAGATTAGATTATAAGGACACCTTTGTAACGGGCGGTACATATAACGCAGGAACAATAACTTTTGGTTATAATGATTCTGGTAGAACGGCCTTTACTGTAACAGGTATTGATGGTACTGATACTTATGTCACTGGATTTACTTGGACGCCATCAACAAACACTTTACTTATCAAACAAAACCAAGGTGAAACAGATTTGCCCGTTTATATTAATTCATTCTCTGGTTTATCAGTATCTAATTTAGATTCAGGACAAGTTGTTTATGTTGGTAGTAGTGGTCAATTAAAAACTGATACGATAGGTGAATTTACATATAATGATAGTAATAATACGTTGACTGTTGGTAATTTACAAGTTAATAACCCTTCTGGTACTACAGCTATAATAGGCCAAGGTGGTTTAATTATTGGTAGTGGTGGTAGTACTTCTAATCCTGGTATTGGTGACTTGGTTGTTCACGGTAACTTTGTTGTTTACGGTTCTGGTACTACAATTGCAACAAATGAATTATATGTAGAAGACCCAACAATAACCTTAAATTATAACCCAAGTGGTAGTAGTACAACAACTTCTATTGGTTCAGGTATTGTAATCCAAGATGGTTCTGGAATAGTAGGTACCAACTCAACTCTACAAATCGGACAACTTTATTTAAATGGTAATTTAAATCCTAACACAGAATACAATGCTTTAACAGGTAATGCTAATAGAGGTTTATTCACCCAATTAAATGATATTTTAATTAGAAACACTGATAACAATTCGGGAGCTCCTAATGGTAAAAGGGTTTTAGCGGAAGACGATATCCTCGATGGCGGTACTTATTAAAAAGCCAAAATTTTTTACAAATAAAAATATCCCCAATCAAAAGTTGGGGATATTTATTTTATAGGTTATATAACCTAAATAATTCTGTCCCTATATAGGGTTTATATATTTTAGTCATAGATATGGTAAATCGTAACAGTACGTTTTTAATAAAACGTTCAAATGTTGTTAATAAAATACCTGCAATTTCTGGTTTAACTCTTGGTGAGTTAGCTTTAAACACAGCTGACGCAAAATTATATACTTTATATACAGGGGGGTTTAGTGGTGCTACTGAAGTCCGTCAAATAGGGTGGGATCGTTTATCGATATCAGGTGGTACTATTTTTGGTGACATTTTAGTTAACGGTTCTGTATCAGCAACAACTTTTTACGGAAATGGTCAGTATTTAACAGGTATTGCAAGTACTGACAACTATGTGACTGGTGGTACTTTTAATTCTTCCACAAATAAACTTTATTTATATCGACAAAATGGTGAGGTAGTTATAACAGGTTTTACAAATGGCACGGTTACACCAATCCCTTGTAATATTTCAAACACAACAACAAACGA